CGAACGTATTGTTGTGCTGGATTGGAACGGCAACAGTGTACGTCAATTTGAAACAGCAGAATTGCTGGTCAACGAGTTTGTACAATGGCGCCTGGGCTGGTACAAAACACGTTTTGAAAAGATGATTGCCGATTTGACTTATCAGTTGAATTGGAATTCTGCGCTCAAAGCCTGTATCGATGGCAAGTTGCCCGAGTATTTGCCTAACGCAGCAAACAAGATAGATGTGCTTGACAAGGTTAAGCATCTATGCAATACTATCAAAGTCGACGATGAACAAATGGAACGTATTGCTAGCTTGCCTAGCTACAGGTGGGCTAAAGATGCCTATGCAGAAATTGTTGCTAAAATTGCAGATCTTATTGCAAAAATTGCAGAACACCAAACAGTGCTGGCAGACCCAAAAAAGCAAAAAGACATTTATCGTCGAGAAGTTGTAACTCTTAAAAAACTAGGAAAGGTTGACAGATGATTACCAAACAGGAACTGACCACTGCACTTACACAAGGTATTTGCGAGGTTACATTTACTAAAGTAAACGGCGAAGTTCGCACAATGCCGTGTACGCTAAAAACAGATCTATTGCCGGCACATGCCGCTGTAGTCGAACAGCGTACAGAACGCAAACATACCGATACTCTTATGTCTGCATTCTGCACTGATAAGAAAGAATGGCGCAGTTTTCGTGTAGAAAACGTCACCAAACTTACGCAACTGGCCTAATACCTATTGACACCTGTTGCTGTTATGTTATTATGCACAAACAACAGCAACAGGTGCCACATGTTCAACAAGTATATCACAGAAGAACTCCGTACACTGCGGGCAGCTTTTCAAGCTCGTGGATTTGATATCCGCCTAGTAGGCGGTGCAGTGCGTGATATCGTTGCAGGCGAAGATCCCAAGGATCTGGACTTTTGCACTGATGCAGATCCCACTGAACAACTGGAAATCTACACAACAAATGGCTACAAGTATGCAGAAACTGGTCTGCAACACGGCACGATTACTGTTGTAATTGACCATGTTGGCTACGAAATCACCAGTCTGCGTACAGAAACTAATCACGATGGGCGTCGTGCAACTGTTGCATACACTCGCAATTGGATGGATGATCTGAGTCGCCGAGACTTTACGTTCAATGCCATGTCAATGACCTTTGACGGTGTGCTGATTGATCCGTTTGGTGGACAAGAGGATCTGCGTAATCAGATTGTTCGCTTTGTTGGCGATGCAGATGCTCGTGTTAAGGAAGACTACCTGCGCATCCTGCGCTGGTTCCGTTTTCAAGCACGATTTGGCAAGCAAGATAACATTGATCCTGCTGCATGGCAAGCTATCTTGGACAACTTCGAAGGACTGGAAAAAATCAGTCGCGAGCGTGTATGGAGCGAACTGAAACGTATCATTATTCATCCTCGCGGTTCTGCACTATTTCGTGTGATGTCTGACATTGGCATGTGGCCATACATTTCAATTGAAGGTGCTGTACGTGCGCCGGATATGCCAGACCTTATCAATGAACTGCTGCAATGGTCGCAAGATCCCGAAGTTGTAATGGCAGCATGGATGAATCTCCGCCACACTGTTGTTGAAAAGGCATCGGCTAATTTGAAATGGAGCAGTAGTGAACGTGACCATGCACTGTGGCTGTGTAATCATATCAAAGGACCATATGCTGAACGACACGATCTGCGTCGTCTGATTGCAGTAGATGGTGCACCTCGTAAATGGGTTGCAGAACTTGCTGCATTTGAAAAACGCGATGAATGGAGCCAAAATGCTCTTGTGCATTGGGAATTTGATCCGTTCCCGGTAACGGGGGAAGATCTGTTTGCGGTTGGTATGAAGCAAGGTAAAGCAATGGGGGACGTTCTGCGACAGCTGAAAGATGCTTGGGCAGACAGTGGCTATGTTGCTACTAAAGAAGAACTGATGGCCCTGGTGGTGGTATGACTAAAACTTATACCACCTACCAGACCGCAGTATATAACAATGCACCAACTCGCAGATCCACTCAGCAGATCGTCGCATCTAAAGGTCCGCATACAATTACAATTACCAATCAACAGTACCATAGTACATGTACACACCTTGTGGCATTTCTTGCAGAACACATTGGCATAGGCAACTATAAACTGCGATTTGCCAAGAATGTACACAATCAAGTTATAGATGGTAAACCTGTTGATATTGAGTTTGTAAATGCAGAGTTTGAAATGTTATTCAAATTGCTAACGGGCAATATTATAGAAAGTGTTAAGCCCGACTATTGATATGCAATTGTGGCCCGGTTAGTATTCCGGGCCACTTGCTGTGGCTAAATTAGCGATAGAAGACTTCTATCTTTTCTTTGGTACGAGTTGGGAATACCAGCTCTGAGTCGGTTGCATGGACTCTGCGATTTTTGGAATCGTCATTGAAGCCGATGCCCATAAGCAGATCTGGACCACGCTTTAGTCCCATCAACTTGCCAATTTCATCCTTTTGGAAGCACTGGCAGCAGCCTGTTGCATATCCCAGCATGCTGGCAATAAAGTTAACATAGCCAGATGAAATACCTATTGCAGTATTGACATCACGTTCGAATACTTTGAGCTCTGACTCATCTGCATTGCTCCACTTTTCAAATGCCTTTGGCGTAATTTCATCCAATTCTTTATGTACATAAACAAACAACACATTAGCCAATGTTTGACTATTTGTTGTAGGCACATGTTTGCCGGTTACAACGTTGTCTGCTGTAACACCTGTCGACAACACGTGAATCTTTGCAATTAATTCAGGATCTGTTAACACATGTAGATCGTAGAACGAAATATTCTGCTTGCTTGGGCAATTGGTAGCAGCTTGTACCAACAACTCCAAGTCTTCTTGTGGCATTTGCTTTGATAGATCGAAGTTTCGCTGGCAATGCTGACTCCTAATCACGGCTTTCATGATATCTCTGTAATCTGTTGACATGGCGATATCTCCCTTCTCATAGTATTTATTTTTGTTTTCACACCAGTTGTGCTTTGACCTAACATAACTTATAATTTAATTTTACTAGAAGGGCTAACATATGTCAGATTGGCTTAATGAAGCAACATATGCGCAGGCAATAGCAGAATCACTGCGAGTTAAATTATATGATGCAGAACAAAAACTAGAAATACAGCGTTTAAAAGTCTACTACAACACAGACTTTGAAGGTCTCTGGCCAGTTGGCACAAGTGCAGTGGTTGTTGCAGAATCACTTGAGCGAGCAGAATTGTTGTTAACAGACAAGCTTGCTGCTATAGGACTTGCATACAGAGGTACTATGACTGAACTTGATATGACTGTACCAAATGCAGTCATACTGCAAGACGGCAATTACTAAAAACTTTATCTTTTACGATCAGTTGACTACTAGCAAATACGTCTTATCATATGGCATGTGATAACACACACTGTATGGAGTTTGTAAATGTATGTAATCAAAAATATTCGCGATGTTGTTTTTATTGTTATAGGTGTGTCGATCATTGCACTCGGTGCATATGTGCTTACTCATCCAGATCAAACTGGCCGTTGGCTAAAGTCCGTAGATGATGCTCGTTATTTTGAATTGGATCACGATATCGGTGGATCTGGTATCTAATTTCGAAATACTGCTGATGCAATGATGTTTGTATCAAAAATATATTGTGCTAAGAAAATTTAACAAGGTGTGATCATATGCAGCAATAACGCTGCGTTCGTCGTACCATAACCATAGGACCCAACTATATGATCGTCACTGCTAAAATTAACTTTGAAGGTAATTACAACGAACTCGACACGCTAATGAAACAGATTAATGCGTTCGACTATAGTATTGAACCAGACGCATTGCCCCAGTGGCAAGAGAATATGTGTGATATCACCACAGGGTGGAAAAAAGTTTGTACACTTAGCCTGTCTGAACTTTCTGAGTTTAACAGTGATGCGAGTCATTTCATACACCAGCCTGGTATATATGCAATTTCTCTAGACACAACTCGTAACGTTACAACTCCATTCGAAACCCGTTGTTTGTATATAGGCGAAAGTACTGTAAGCATGTTCAAACGTCTTAAAATGTTTGAGAGTGATTGGCGCGGTAATAAAACAAATCACAGTGGCAAGATATACGACATGCGCACAAAACATTTGAAAAATATTAGTCAACACGAGTTAGTTATATGGGCCAGGCCGCACAACGAAGATGGCCTACACGAGCATACACAGGATGCCAGTAAAGCTCGCGAAAAAATGGCATTTGCTATGTGTGATCTTGTACAAGGCAAAGTTCCATTGGGCAATACTCGCGACATAGACGGCACGGAGTATTATTACACACAATTAAAGGTTGATCGCAAACCATTCATTAAACGTGCCGAAGAACTGTTTGAGTCTGAAAAAATTCGTGTCGCGCACTTGTACTACTGATACACACAAAACTTGAAATTATCAATGCAGTTGTGTGTAAATACTGTATATATTTTGAAAGCAGTCGCATTGAAAAACATATTTGCAATACATGGTGCATGGAGTAGTCCAGTCAGCTTCAATTATCTGCAAACGCAAGTCGATGCTGATTGGACTACTTTAAATTACGACCATACTCGCGATGGCATGCGGGATATTATACACCGTGCAAACGAAGAAATTGTCAAACCTTCCACTGTTATAGGACACAGCCTGGGTGGTATTGTTGCACTACACTTGCACGATAATCCACTTGTAGAGCGTATTATAACATTGGCATCGCCGTTGGCTGGACTGGAGTTAAATCTCATACAGCTATACTTCAGTCGCAGCAACTTGATAGGGCAAATTGCCAAAGACAGCCATATTATTAAAGATATGAAACGTGCAATATACACCAAACCCATACGTCATATCGTAGCAACGAACGGTTTCAATCCGTTTATATACGAAGACAATGACGGTGTACTACCCATTAAAATACAAACCAATTGGAGTTGCGGCGAGTTTTACAAAATAGATTCCAATCACTATGAGATATTGCAGCATGCCGACACTGTTGCTGCAATACGTGAATTTGGATAAATTAGTATATGAGATATGATGATATTACCCCCGGCGCAGCATCAGCCCTGATATGGTGCAGAATTACAGACACAGTTCTGTTTATACTACGCAGCGAATTGGGTAACGACCCACTTCAATGGGGCTTTCCAGGCGGGCATGTTGAATCGGGCGAAAGCTACGATGAAGCACTGCATAGAGAATTGCAAGAAGAAATTGGCAGGGATTTGATTAATAATCCCAAAGTATTGCTAAGTGTTAGCCATGCCACAGAACCTGCATTCACTCACAAGTGTTATGCTATTGCAGTAAACAAACAGTTCAAACCCAAACTCAATTGGGAACATGTTGATTACAAATGGAAGAGCCTAGGCGAAATGCCAGAACCGCAAACCTGGAGTATTGGCATGTTGATGAGCAATGATGAAGCTGCTGAACGCCTTAAACAGTTCCAAGAACGAGTTAAAAAAGCTGGGTGAATAACCACACGGAGTAATTAAATGAGCGGTCAGCGACGCTGGATTAAAACATGGGCTAGAACTGTAGGTATGCCAATTGGTATTACCGACAACGACAAGCCAGAATTTTTACCTATCTCACAGAGCGATGTGAAAAAGGCACTGGCATTTAGAACTTTTTGGATTGTATTGCATGTGGTTACATGTGCATTTATTATTGCCAGCAACGGTAGGAACCTCGGACTATGGTGAGATTTAAACTGTTCTTAGCGTGGTATCGTGTGCTACGTTCACGCAACTACAATGCTCTGCCGTGTGTAGAGTATGCATGGTACAACAGCAAGTATTATAC